AAATGAATCTTCGTGAATTAGCAAAGCGCCTGGCCATTGAAAACAAAATGCCACGAGCAGAGAAGTATGACATGGCTCTTCGTGAGTTTGATGAGCAGGTTGAAATTATTGGGTGGATGCAAGACCCAAATTATGATATGAAAGATTTTCAAGACCGAGAAATGTTGTTTCCTAAACGCTGGGTTACAATTGGTGTTATTCCTGCGGAGACAAGAGTTAATGTATAAAGTAATTTTTTATATTGGTAATTCAAAAACGGTAGGATTCAAATGGTTCAAAACATTTGATGAAGCTAATAATTTTTCTATAAAACAACCGATAAATTCGGTAATTAAAATTAAATACTATGACGATAAAACTGATAACATTTAAAACAAATCACACAATTCTTGCAAAAATTGATTGTGTGAATGATGATACAATTATAATGAAAGAACCGGTTCAAGTGATCATGCAGTCAACACAACAAGGCCCAATGATAGGCTTTGCACCGTTTTTAGAATATGCTGAAGAATTTAATACAGGCATTAAAATTACAATGGATAATGTGTTATGTTTGACTACACCTAGCCGTGAGTTGGAAAATCAGTATAATAAAATGTTTGGCAGTGGTATTACAATTGCCTCTTCTATTCCAAAAATATGATATAATGTATGAATGACTAAAAAATATTATACTCATGTTCTATGCTTTGGTAATCACATTATGTATCGAGGCTTCAATAACGGTCGGAGAGTTAAACAAAAAATTGAATACTCTCCGACTTTGTATTTTCCAACTAACAAGAATACCGAATGGCGCTCACTACAAGGCGATGTATTAGAACCTAAATCATTTGGCTCTATCCGTGAAGCTCGTGATTTTATTAAGCGTTATGAAGAAGTGCAAAACTTTAAAATGTTTGGTAATACCAGACTAGAGTATGCCTATATCGCCGATACACAAAAAGGTATCATAGATTGGGACATAAACGACTTAGACATAGCCATCATAGACATTGAGGTAGGGTCAGAAAACGGCTTTCCAGATCCTTCAACCGCCAGCGAACCGGTGACAGCCGTAGCTGTGAAACGACTAAATAAAAGGTTAAGTGTTTACGGTTGTGGTGATTTCGTCAATTCTAATGAAAATGTTGACTATATTAAATGTGATGATGAATACACACTTCTTAAAACATTTCTAACTGATTGGGAAAAAAATACACCAGATATTGTTTCTGGTTGGAATATTAAGTTCTTTGATATTCCGTATCTGCACAATCGTATGCAAAAAATTCTTGGGCCAGATTTGACCAAGAAAATGTCTCCTTGGAATGGTATTGTTGAGCGTGAAAAAATTATTAAGGGTAAGAGACAAATAACATATGAGATTCTCGGTATTTCTTGTCTTGATTATATTGAGTTATACCGCTGGTATGCTCCTTCAGGTAAGTCTCAAGAGTCCTACAAACTAGACCATATTGCATCCATAGAACTTGGTACCAGCAAATTAGATTATTCTGAATATGATAATCTACATCAGCTTTATAAACTAAACTATCAAAAGTTTATTGAATATAATATCAAAGATGTAGAATTGATTGTTGACCTAGAAGATAAACTAAAGTTAATTGAACTTGCTGTAACTCTTGCGTATGATACCAAAACGAACTTTGAAGATGTATTTACTCAAACTCGTATGTGGGACTCTCTAATCAATTGCTATTTGATGGAACGAAAGATTATTGTTCCACCAAAAGAACGCAAAGAAAAAGAATCAGCATTTGAAGGTGCGTATGTTAAAGAACCACAAGTTGGCAAACACGATTGGGTTGCATCGTTTGACCTAAACTCACTGTATCCACATTTGCTAATTCAATACAACATTTCACCAGAAACAATTATTGAACCGCACGAATACACACCTGAAATGCGGCGACTTATTTCTGAGGGTGTAAGTGTTGATAAGATGCTTGATATGAAAGTAGATACAAGTAAATTAGATGGTGTAACTTTAACACCAAACGGCCAATACTTCACGACAAAGCAACAAGGTTTTTTGCCAAAAATGATGGAAGAAATGTATGAAGACCGTAAAAAGTTTAAGAAGTTAATGATTAAGGCACAACAAGATTATCAAAGTGAAACTAACCCAAAGAAAAAGATTGAATTAGATAAGCTAATTGCACGATACAATAATCTTCAGCTTGCAAAGAAAGTATCGCTAAACTCTGCTTACGGTGCTTTAGGCTCACAATATTTTCGTTTCTATGATTTGCGCCAAGCTCTTGCAGTTACACAAGCAGGTCAATTAAGTATTCGGTGGATTGAGAAGAAACTCAATCTGTTTATGAACAAATTATTAAAAACAGAAAAAGATTATGTTATTGCTTCAGATACGGACAGCATTTATCTCCGTCTTGGTGAACTTGTTGATAAAATATATAAAGAAAAGACGGACACTAATTCAATTATTACCTTCATGGACAAGGTCTGTGAAGATAAAATACAACCTTTTATTGACGAGAGCTATCAAGAGCTTGCTGACTATGTTCACGCATACTCTCAAAAAATGCAAATGAAGCGTGAAGCGTTGGCAGATAAAGGTTTATGGACTGCTAAAAAACGCTACGCATTAAATGTACATAATAATGAGGGTGTTGCCTATAAAGAGCCTAAACTTAAAGTGATGGGCTTAGAAATGGTCAAGTCATCTACACCGTCTGTTATTCGTGAAAAAATGAAACATGTTTTAAATCTAATGATGATAGGCACCGAAGAAGATGTGCATAAATTTGTTGCTGAATTTCGTGATCATTTCAACAAACTACCACCAGAAGAAGTGTCATCACCAAGAGGTTGCAATGGCATCGCACAGTATTCTGATTCAGCAACATTGTATAAGAAAGGCACACCAATTCATGTCAAAGGTGCTATTTTGTATAACTTTCATATTAAAAAGATGGGTTTAGAAAATAAGTATCCTATGATACAAGAAGGCGAAAAACTAAAGTTTGCATATTTAAAAATGCCAAATCCAGTTAAAGATACAGTTATTAGTTTTCCTCAGCGATTGCCAAAAGAATTAGATTTACAAGAATTTATTGATTATGATATGCAGTTTGAGAAAGCATTTTTAGAGCCAATTCGTGTTGTATTAGATTGTATGAATTGGAAAACAGAAAAACAAAATTCTATAGAAGATTTTTTTGCATGATACAAGTTATTTTTCCACTTGCAACTGCTTTAATACTTTCTATCATTGCAGCATTTTATTCTGTAATTGGCCTAGCACAAATATTTCCAGGTTCATTTTGGCCCATCATTTTCATGGGTGCAGCGTTAGAAGTTGCTAAACTTGTTACAGTTTCGTGGGTTTATAATAATTGGAATACAACTGCAAAAATAATGAAGTATTATTTTTCTACTGCGGTTGTTTTGTTAATGATTATTACATCAATGGGTATTTTTGGTTATCTTTCAAAGGCGCACCTAGAATCAAATGTAACTCTTGGTGCAAATACGGTTCAGCTAAAAACAATTGAAGCACAAGAAAAGATTGCTCGTGATCGATTAGAATATTTGCTTAAGCAAGCATCTGATCCTGAAAAAATTAATCCAAGAGTTGACCGTGATATTCGTGTTACACAAGCAGAGTTAAAAAAGTTAGCACAAGAAAAATTGCCTTTGATGGTTGAAGAAAACAAATTATCGGCAGAAATTGGTCCAATCAAATACATCGCCGAAATGTTTTATGAAAAAGAAGATCCATCATTTATAGATAAAGCTGTAAGAACCGTAATTATTACAATCATTGTTGTATTTGATCCACTTGCTATTTTATTATTAATTGCCTCACAACAATCATACCAAAATTATAAAGGCATACCAAACAAAGAATTTGTGGTAAAAACCGAGGAAAAGGTTGACAAAGAGCCCGAATATAGTATACAATATCCAGATGAAATATACGAAATTATACCCAAAGAAAAACTTGCTAAATTTAAAAGAAATGGAGATATAGAATGAGTTTGCTTGATAAATTGAAAAAGAATACGACAATTAAAGAATCATCTATTCTTGCTAAATCAAAATTTTTTAATGAAAAAGATGTAATTCCTACAGATGTTCCAATGGTTAATGTTGCTCTTTCTGGTTCATTAGATGGTGGCTTAACAACTGGTCTTACAATGTTAGCAGGCCCATCAAAACATTTTAAGACAGCATTTGCTTTATTGTTAGCATCTTCTTACATGAAAAAGTATGAAGATTCAATTGTTCTCTTTTATGATTCAGAATTTGGCACACCACAGAAATATTTTGAAACATTTAGTATTGATATGGATCGAGTTCTTCATACACCAATTACTGATATTGAAGAGTTAAAACATGACATTATGAATCAATTAAAAGGTCTTGATAAAAATGATCGAGTCATTATTGTTGTTGATTCAATTGGTAATTTGGCTTCTCGTAAAGAAGTTGAAGATTCACTTGAAGGTAAATCTGTTGCGGATATGACTCGTGCAAAACAAATTAAATCTCTCTTTCGTATGGTTACACCGCATCTTACAATTAAAGATGTACCAATGATTGTTGTAAATCACACATACAAAGAAATTGGCATGTTTCCAAAAGATATCGTTGGTGGCGGCACAGGTTCTTACTATTCTGCTGATACAATTTGGATTGTTGGCCGTCAACAAGAAAAAACTGCCGGTGAAATTACGGGCTATAACTTTATTATTAATATTGAAAAGTCTCGCTTTGTAAAAGAAAAATCAAAAGTGCCTATCACAGTTTCTTTTGATGGCGGTATTCAAAAATACTCAGGTCTTTTAGAGGTTGCAATTGAAGGAAACTTTGTTGCAAAACCAGCCGCAGGTTGGTATGCAAAAATAAATCAAGATACTGGCGAAATCGATACACAAAAATTTCGTGAATCAGATACACACACAAAAGAATTTTGGAGAGAAATATTAAAGAGTAATAAATTTAAAGAATATATTTGTCAAAAATATAGTATTGGTTTTAATTCTATTTTGCAGGAAGAAGAAAATGAAATTATGGTCGAATAAAAAAGAAAAGGTTTGGCCTCAAGAAGGTATTGATTATATTTTCGTAGATAACGCAAACGAAGATAATGTTACTTCTATTAAAGTAAAAAAAGGTGAATTTACAGATGTTGTATATCATTATGGTAAATTACAAGTGGTTGAAGGAGATCAACCAACAATTAAATTTGATTATTTTATTGATGATCCAGGCACATTTGATGCTAATGACTTGATTTCTAATCAAAAATTTGATATACTGATGGGTGACATAATTGTATCCATTTTTGATAATAATGTTTTAAAGCGAAAGAATCAAATAAATGAAAAGATTAGAACAAATAATTCTAAAAAATTTAATATACAATGAGGCATTTACACGCAAAGTAATTCCTTTCATTCGTTCTGATTATTTCTCCGATGATGCAGAGCGAATTGTTTTCAAAGAAGTTTTTGATTTTACCAACAAGTATAAGAACCTTCCAACACATGAAGCTCTTGTAATCAATCTTACTGAGAGTAAATTACTCACCGAACCTCAAGTAAAATCAGCGATTGAACTTCTGAATGATATCAAAGAATCTAAAGATGAAACTGTAGAACTAGCATGGATTACTGAACAAACCGAAAAGTTTTGTCAAGAT